CAGCCGCTACGGCTTTTCACACTTCAACCTTTACTCACTTTATACAAAGCGCAGAAATCCTAGGAAAGTTTCTCACATTAGCTACTTACAAAGCCCTATTTTACTCACATTACAAACGGGGGTTGACGAAGGGGTCAAAAAACGGTAGGCAGGTCCTGCCTACCGCCGAGCGACACTGCCGCAAGAGGCCCCTCATCAAGGAACTGTCATAGTCACGCGTGGCACGTGCCACGGCTGGGTATCGTTTCTATGGGTAGCCACGTATGGCTAGGCCCCTCATCAAGGAACTGTCATGGCTACGCGTGGCACGTGCCACGGCTGGCTGATCCGCCTGCTCCTATCACGCTAGTCGCCTAATCAAGGAACTGTCATGGCCGCGCGGATTGCGGACACAAAAAACCCCACTGGCCGAAACCAGTGGGGTGATGCGATTAGCGTTTGGTGACTATGTCATCCAGCGCGATTATGGCCATGCAAGCGAATAGCAGCACGACAACGTAAAACTCTATCTGCATGGTCAAGCCTCCGATTGTTTGAGAAAGCTTGATGCGAAATCCATCGCGTCATCAAAACGTTTGAACGTTCTGACTGGCCAGCCGCCGCGCGGCTGTGGCCAGTGCATCAAGACTGCGTAGCTAGGGATTTCGTCGCTAGGGAAATCAATCGAAACGTGTGCGTGTTGCGTGTAGCATTCAATGCCCCAAGTCGTTTCGGCGCTTGGGACGTTTGCGAGATATACCATTGTCATTGTCTTTACTCCAAAAGGCGGGGCCGCTTGCGCGGCCCCTAGGTTATTATTTGCTATGCGGCCATTCCGCTTTGCCGGAACAATCGCGCACTGCTCTCTCGCTGATGTTACGCAGTTTGAAATAGTAAAGCATTGCATCCGCAACAGCCCCTAGTGCATCGCTGCGTTCAGGCGATACTCCATCCATATCATCGTTCATGATGCGGCGAATCATAGTGGGGAAATTGTCCCATTTGGCCGCCCACGTTTCAATGTCATCTTTGGCATTGGCTTTGGGTTTCGACGCCTTGTTAGTGCGTGTTCCGTCACCCCATTCCTTGACACGGCGCAATACATCGCGCGCCTTGTCATTGTTGCCGCCGCTGTTGGCTTTGACTGTCTCGCGGATGGATTCGAGACAGGCGTTTATTGCCTTGCGCCGCGTCTTATCAGCATCCGGCAATTCGCTTGGCGATGCACGATGGATTTTCGTCCAGTCAGCGCCGTGCCGCTCGACCATTTTGAGGTTTAGCGTTTCGTATACCGACTCAACCATGCTTGCCAGTCGACCGCCAACAGCGGCAACTTCACCCATCGTATATTTCGATAGGACTAGCATCCGTTCTTGTGCGGATGTAGTTCCGTTTAATTCCGTGATGATAGCAGCATGATCGAAAACCATGGTGATTTCGGGCGATGCAACTGCAAGAGCTGCGACAGATGCTGCAGGCGCAGCGGCTTTACGTGTAGACATAACATATACTCCAATATGGATTGTTGAGTGTCGCTGGAACCGAATGTCCCGTTGACCATTTTGTTATGGCCTAGGCTGGATGGATTTACAATGTTAAACTTTGTCACACGCTGGAAAGCCGCAGAAAACCTAGTGTTTTCAATGACATGGGGTGGCTATGCGTGGCACGTGCCACGGCTGACCCCACCGGCCCCCGACCCCCCAAGGCTGGTATGGGACTCCGCCGCTTCCCTTCTACTTACTATTTTGCACGTCCGACGACACAATTTTGAGAATATACACCCCCACCCCCTCACACAGGGAGACCCCCCGTCAATGGTACCTTGACGCTTTTTGCCCCGGGGGGTATTATGTGTGACGTTTCCTCCCGAGAGCTTATCGGTTCTGGGTTTTCCCCTCGGAAACTTGGGGGTGCTAGCTTGTCGCTAAGCTGGTGCCCCCTTCCCTCTTTACTTCCTCCTGCTCTCGCAGTTATAAGGCGCATCTGCTCCCTCAAACCGGACGCTGCGCACATGCCTGTTATTAAAGTCGAACCAACCGACGAGCACCCGGTGCCTTACACCACCGAGGAAGAAAAACCCTCGACCTTCATGGATGAGGTGACGATTACTGCGATGACGGCAGAGCTGCTTGAGCAGCTGGGTGCACCCCTTGAGGTGGACAGCGATGACTTAGAGCGCGAGAAGAAACTCATCAAAGGTGCCATCGAGGATAAGAAGGCGACGGCTCTGCGCAGTCCGGCTGCAGCAACAGCTGCCCGAGGTTTCCTGCAGGAATATGGACGTAGCTTGGCGGTCGACGCGGCTCAAGTGCGCACCGCGCTTACCAATAAGCTGCTAGAGATAGCCGACTGCGGTGAGATAAAATACGAGCTGAAAGCCATCGAGCTGCTGGGCAAGCACTCGGATATCGGGCTGTTCACTGAGCGTAGCGAGATCAATATCAACTATAACAGCCCCGAGAGCCTCGAAAAGGCGATCAAGGATCGTGTCAAACGCCTGCTGAATGCGGATGTTATAGATATGAAGCCACTGGGTATGGACCTCGACGAGGAACTGGGCATCGCCATTGTCGATGCTGACTACGAGGAGATCGAGGAAGAAGACGAGGAATCCGATGATTAAGGACATCGCCCTCACTGACATCCCCAAAATCCTGCATAAGTTACCCATACACGAGCAGGAGCAGCTATTAGCCGAGCTTGACAAGTTGTCGGAGCTGAAACGGCGCAAATTATCCCAAGATAGGTTCCTCAAGTTCGTCCAAGAGGTCTGGCCGAGCTTCATTGCAGGGCGACACCACGCCAAAATGGCCGATGCGTTCGAGCGCGTGGCGCGCGGGGAGTGTAAAAGACTCATTATCAACATGCCTCCGCGCCATACCAAGTCGGAGTTCGCGTCATATCTGCTTCCTGCTTGGTTTTTAGGCAAATACCCGCACAAAAAGATCATCCAGTGCTCCCATACGGCTGAATTGGCGGTCGGCTTTGGCCGTAAAGTGCGAAATCTGGTCGATACAGAGGCGTATAAAACCATTTTTCCCGATCTGGCGCTGGCATCGGACTCAAAAGCTGCCGGTCGGTGGAATACCAACAAGCAAGGTGACTATTTTGCTATTGGTATAGGCGGTGCGGTGACCGGTAAGGGTGCTGACGTGCTCATTATTGACGACCCGCACTCGGAGCAGGAAGCTGCGCTGGCCGAAGTTAACCCAGATATCTACGATAAGACCTACGAGTGGTACACATCCGGTCCTCGTCAGCGTCTGCAGCCCGGTGGCTCTATTGTTATCGTGATGACGCGCTGGTCCAAGCGTGACCTGACCGGTCAAATCCTCAAAGATGCGGCTGCTAATGACAGCATTGGCGAGTGGGAAGTTATCGAGTTTCCTGCAATCCTACCGTCTGAAAAGCCCCTATGGCCCGAGTTCTGGGAGCTGGAGGAGCTGCTCAAGGTCAAGCGCGACGTCCCTAACAGCAAGTGGATGGCGCAGTACCAGCAAAACCCTGTGTCCGAGTCTGCTGCTATCGTCAAAAGAGAGTGGTGGCAGGAGTGGCCCGACGACAGTCCGCCCCAGTGTGACTTCATCCTGCAAAGCTGGGATACGGCCTTCGAGAAGACGCAACGTGCCGACTATTCGGCGTGTACAACTTGGGGTGTGTTTTACCATCCGGATGACGCAGGGATCGAGCAGGCCAATATCATCCTCCTGAATGCCTTCCGGGACCGCATGGAGTTCCCCGAGCTGAAGCGGGTGGCCATCGAGGAGTACCGCGACTGGGACCCGGACAGTGTCATCATCGAGAAAAAGGCATCAGGTGCACCTCTCATCTACGAGATGCGGTCTATGGGCATACCGGTGCAGGAGTTCACGCCCACGCGCGGGAATGACAAGATCAGCCGTCTGAACGCCGTCGCTGACATATTTGCCTCTGGGCGGGTGTGGGCACCAGCTACCCGCTGGGCCGAGGAAGTTATCGACGAGGTAGCTGAGTTTCCTGCAGGTACCCATGACGACTATGTGGATACTGTATCAATGGCAATGCACAGGTTCAGGCGCGGAGGCTATGTGACTACTGTGCTAGACGAACCAGACGAAATCCAGTATTTCCGGTCGAACCGCAATAGAGGGTATTACTGATGGCAATCGACAAGGCTCTGAACCCGGCTCCGCTGGGCCTTCCCATGAACGCTATGCTTGACCAAGAGCCTGCGCTTGAGATTGAGATCGAGGACCCGGAGAGCGTCACTATTGGCGCAGGGGATATGGAGATCATCCTCGAACCCGGTGATGATGACGAGGAAGGTGAGTTCAACGAGAACTTGGCCGATGTCCTAGACGAGGGCCAGCTTACAGAGCTTGCCGGTGATCTCATCGGTGAGTTTGAGGAAGACATCTCCAGTCGCAAGGACTGGATGCAGACCTACGTGGACGGGCTTGAGCTACTGGGTATGAAGGTCGACGACCGGACGGAGCCGTGGCCCGGAGCATGCGGTGTGTATCACCCGCTGATGAGCGAAGCGCTGGTCAAATTCCAAGCCGAGACCATGATGGAGACGTTCCCGGCACAAGGTCCGGTTCGGACCCAATTGATCGGTAAAGAGACCCCTGAGAAGCGCGATGCTGCGGCGCGCGTGCAGGAGGATATGAATTACCAGTTGACCGATGTGATGCAGGAATATCGGCCTGAGCATGAGCGGATGCTGTGGGGGTTGGGCCTCTCAGGTAATGCGTTCAAGAAGGTCTATTATGACCCATCACTCGGTCGCCAGACGTCGATGTACGTGCCTGCGGAAGACGTCGTGGTGCCTTATGGTGCCTCTAACCTTGAGACCAGCCCGCGCGTCACGCACGTCATGCGTAAGACGCCTAACGAGGTCCGGAAGCTACAAGCAGCGGGGTTCTACCGTGATATCGAACTTGATGATCCAGTCGATACCCTCGACGAAGTCGAGAAGGCAATTGCCGAGAGGATGGGCTTTAGGGCGTCGACCGACGAGCGCTACAAGCTGCTCGAAATGCAGGTCGAGCTTGTGCTCGATGACGACAAGTTCCGAGACGAGGAAGACGAGGGGATAGCCCTCCCTTACATCGTGACCATCGAGAAGTCGACGATGACGATCCTGTCTGTCCGTCGCAACTGGGACCCGGATGAGAAACTCAAAGCCAAGCGCCAGCACTTCGTACATTACCCGTATATTCCGGGTTTTGGGTTCTACGCTTTTGGCCTCATTCACCTTATTGGTGCTTTTGCTAAGTCTGGTACCAGCCTTATTCGTCAGCTTGTCGATGCTGGCACTCTGTCTAATCTACCCGGTGGCTTCAAAACTAAGGGGTTGAGGGTCAAGGGTGATGACACGCCCATTGCTCCTGCCGAGTGGCGAGACGTCGATGTGGCGTCAGGCACGATGCGCGATAACATCATGCCGCTGCCGTACAAGGAGCCGAGCCAAGTACTCTATAGCCTTCTGGGTACCATCGTAGAGGAAGGCCGTCGCTTCGCCGGGGCTGCTGATCTCCAGATCAGCGATATGTCAGCCAACGCGCCAGTAGGAACCACACTGGCAATCCTAGAGCGCACGCTCAAGACTATGTCGGCTGTGCAGGCGCGCGTGCACTATGCGATGAAGCAGGAGTTCCGGCTCCTGAAGGGCATCATCCGCGACTATACGCCCGATGAGTATAGCTACGAGCCTGAAGAAGGTGGCCGTAGAGCTAAGAAATCCGACTATGACATGGTCGAGGTTATCCCTGTATCGGACCCCAACGCCGCCACAATGGCGCAGAAAATCGTCCAATATCAGGCTGTTATCCAGTTGGCGCAGGGTGCGCCGCAGATTTATGACCTGCCTTACCTCCATCGCCAGATGCTGGAGGTGCTGGGTATTAAGAATGCCGAGAAGCTCGTGCCGCTCAAAGACGGCGACGACATGAAGCCGCGTGATCCCATCTCCGAGAATATGGACGTCATCAACGGCAAGCCGGTCAAGGCGTTTATCTACCAAGACCATGAGGCTCATATCATGGTCCATATGAACGCTATGCAGGACCCCAAGGTAGCAGCGCTTATAGGGCAAAACCCCAACGCGCAGTCGATGCAGGCCGCTATGCAGGCGCATATAGCGGAGCACTTGGCGTTCGAGTATCGCCGTCAGATCGAGCAGCAGGCCGGTGTGCCGCTGCCTCCGCCAGACGCAGATATGGATGAGAATACCGAGGTGGCCATATCCCGCCTCGCAGCCGCTGCCTCGTCGCAGCTGCTTCAGAAGAACCAAGCTGAAGCTCAGCAGCAGCAGAACCAGCAGATGGCCCAAGACCCCATCGTGCAGATGCAGATGCAGGAGCTTGAGATCAAGAAGGGCGAACTCGACCTCAAAAAGCAGAAGCTACAGGTGGAAGCTGCGGAGAAGAACGACCGGCTTGAGCTTGAGAAGGAGCGTATCGAAGCTCAGAAAGAAATCGCTGGCCTGCAGGTCGGCGCAAAAATTGCGACGGACAAGAACAACTTGGACGCCAAACAAGAGGCTGAGGGTTTGAGGATTGGTGTCGAGCTAGCGCGCGACAGCATGAACCGGACTCAGCAACCAAAGGAAGCCGCTCCGGCTTCTCCTACAACCAAGAAGGAAGATAAATGAGTAACCTACTCCAGTATCTCTCAAAAAAGATACAAGACGAGTTGAAAATCATTGAGACAGACATGGCGATGGGTAACGCAGGTGATTACGGGGACTACAAGTACGCTTGTGGTATCTACCGTGGACTTCTCGTAGCTAACAATATCCTCATGGAAACCGCTGAACGTATGGAGGCGGAAGATGAGTGAGATCATTGGTATCGAGAAACCCGCACTAGTTGGCCTCGACGGCCAGCCTATCCCGAAGATCGAGGCGGACTCCGAGATTCCCCTCGAAGAGCGTCCCAAGCAGCTTCCTGACCCGTCTGGATACCGCATCCTGTGTGCCGTTCCGGAAGTCGAAAAAGTCACTGAGGGTGGCATTCTCAAGGCGGACATCACGCTCCACCATGAGGAATTGCTCACGGTGGTCCTGTTCGTCATGAAAGTGGGTCCGGATGCCTATAAGGACGAGACGCGGTTCCCGAGTGGTCCGTGGTGTAAGGAGGGTGACTTCATTCTCGTACGCACGCACGCAGGCACCCGTGTCAAAATCCATGGACGTGAGTTCCGTATCATTAACGATGATGCTGTCGAAGCGGTGGTCGAAGACCCTCGCGGCATTAAGCGCGCATAGAGCCTAGGAGGCACAAATGAACGAAGAGAATGACGACTTCCAGTGGGAAGTCGAAGACGCCGAGATTGAGGTAGAAGACGATACTCCGGAGGCCGACCGAGGCCGAGAGCCGATGCCCAAGGAGATTGTCGACGAACTCGAAGCTGATGAGCTTGAGGACTATTCCGAGAAGGTAAAGCTCCGTCTGAAGCAGATGAAGAAGGTCTGGCATGACGAGCGCCGCGAGAAGGAACGCGAGGCCCGTGAAAAGGCCGAGGCCCTTGCTGCCGCACAACGCCTGCTCGAAGAGAACCGCAAGCTGAAGAGCACCATGTCGGAGGGTGAACAGTCACTCATCGGCAGCTACCTGCAGAATGCGGAGTTTGAGGTCTCTGCTGCCAAGCGGGAGTTCAAGGAAGCCTACGAGTCAGGTGATGCTGACAAGCTCACAGACGCGCAGGAGAAGCTCGCTACAGCCAATTACAAGCTCCAGCAAATCAAGAATTATCGTCCTACTTTACAAGGGGTAGAAGAAGAGGTACAAATACCTCAACAGCAGGTCCAAATTCCGCGACCAGACCAGAAAACGCTTGCGTGGCAAGAGCGCAATACGTGGTGGGGTAGTGATCCGGAAATGACGGCATCTGCTCTAGGGCTTCACCAGAAGCTCGAACGCGAACGTGGCCCGCAATATGTGGGTTCCGACGAATATTGGAGCGCTATCGACACAACGATGCGCCGTCGTTTTCCTGAGTATTTCGGGGATTCTGAACCTGATAGCAGTGCCACGAAGCCCACTGCACGCACGAGTAAACCAGCCGTTGTCGCCCCAGCGTCCCGTAGCACAGCCTCCAAAAAGATTGTGTTGAGACAGTCCCAATTGGCAATCGCCAAGAAGTTGGGTCTAACCCCCGAGCAGTATGCCCGGGAACTTGCGAAGGAGATGTAAAAATGGCTGAGAATCGTACCGCGCGTGATGTGCAAACCCGTGAACTGTCTGAACGCCCTAAGTCTTGGCAACCAGCTTCGACGCTGCCCGAGCCTGATAGGGAAGATGGTTATTCGTACCGTTGGGTGCGCGTATCCACATTAGGCCAGAATGACGCCCGTAATATCTCGTCGGCTTTCCGTGAGGGCTGGGAACCTGTTCGCATCGAAGAACAGCCTAAGTTCCGGGGCATCACTGATCCAGATAGCCGGTTCAAGGATAACGTAGAAGTCGCAGGACTGTTGCTGTGCAAGATTCCGTCTGAGTTTATGGATCAACGCCGCGAATATTTCGAGCGTATGACCCAAGCCCAGAGCGAGTCCGTGGACAACAACTTCATGCGAGAGAATGACGCTAGGATGCCGCTCTTCAAGGAACGGAACACCAAAACGTCGTTTGGCTCAGGCAGATAAACTAGGAGTTCTCAAATGCCATATCCCACTGTTGATGGCCCTTACGGCCTTATCCCGGTTAATCTGATCGGTGGGCAGGTTTTTGCTAGCGCTACTCGTTCGATCCCGATTGCTACCAACTCGTCGACCGCCATTTTCTTTGGTGACGTCGTTCGACTGGCTGCAACCGGTACGCTCGAGAAAGACGTTGGTACGAACGTTGCTACCCCGATTGGTGTTTTCCTTGGTTGCACCTACACCGATCCGGTGTTCGGTAAGACCTTCCGCCAGTTCTACCCCGGTACCACGAACATCACCGACGTCGTTGCATTCGTGCAGGACGATCCGGATTCGCTGTATAAGGTTGCTGTGGTTTCGTCTGGCGTCACCATCGGTACGATCACTCGTGCTAACGTTGGTGAGAACACTGCACTCGTGCAGAACGCTGGCAGCACCGCCAACGGTGACTCGCGCGTAGCTGTTAGCGCAACCTGCGCTACCACTTCGACGCTGCCGATCCGTATCATCGACGTCGTTCCCGACACTTCGCCTGCTGGTTTCCCCGGTTCGTTTACCGAGGTTATCGTCAAGTGGAATCAGGGTATGCACCCGTACTACAACCCAACTGGCGTATAAGAGGAGTCTAACACATGGCAATTTCACGCGCTCAGCTCCTCAAAGAGCTTCTGCCCGGCCTGAACGCCCTGTTCGGCCTCGAATACGCCCGCTATGGCGAAGAGCACAAAGAGATTTTCGAAACGGAAACCTCGGAACGTTCGTTCGAAGAAGAAACCAAGCTGTCGGGCTTCTCGGCTGCTCCGGTTAAGAACGAAGGCTCGGCCATCGCATACGACAACGGTCAGGAAGTCTACACGGCTCGCTATACCCATGAAACGATTGCCCTCGGGTTCTCGCTCACGGAAGAAGCCATCGAAGACAACCTGTATGACAGCCTTTCGGCTCGTTATACCAAGGCTCTTGCCCGCGCCATGTCGTACACCAAGCAGACCAAGGCTGCTGCGGTCCTTAACAACGGTTTCAGCGCTTCCTATCCGGGTGGCGATGGTCAGCCGCTGTTCTCGACTGCTCACCCGCTGGTTTCGGGTGGCGTCAACAGCAACCGTCCTACGGTTCAGGCCGACTTGAATGAAACGTCGCTCGAAGCGGCTGTCATTCAGATCGCTGCTTGGCAGGACGAGCGTGGCCTGCTGATTGCAGCTAAGCCGCGCAAGCTGATCGTTCCGCCCGCGCTGATGTTCGTTGCAACCCGCCTCCTTGAGACGGAACTGCGTGTCGGCACCGCTGACAACGACATCAACGCTCTCAAGAACAACGGCTCGGTTCCGGAAGGTTACACCGTTAACCACTTCCTGACCGATACCAACGCTTGGTTCCTGACCACCGACGTGCCCAATGGTATGAAGCACTTTGTCCGTACTCCGATGAGCACGGGCATGGACGGTGACTTCGACACCGGTAACGTCCGCTATAAGGCTCGTGAGCGTTATAGCTTCGGCTGGTCCGACCCGCTTGGCGTGTGGGGTAGCGCCGGTTCTACCTAAGGACCGAGGGGGAAGAGGGAAACCTCTTCCCCTTTTTATTTGTAGGTGGTATACCTACGCAACTAGGGTTTTGCTCATACCGACCGACCTAGCGGACTTAGTAGAGACGGTATGAGATTGTGCTACTACACGGAGTCATAAAATGGCTAACACTACCTTTTCGGGTCCAGTACGTTCAGAGAACGGCTTCCAGATCATCACAACCAACACCACTACAGGTGCTATTACCACTGGTGCTACGCTTACAAGGTTGCGTACGGCGTCAGCAGCACTGGATTTCCCGTCGATTGCGGCTGTTTCACAGGCTGACCTAACTATTGCGGTTACTGGCGCTGTGGTTGGCGATGAAGTTGCTTTGGCCCTCCCTGCTGCTCCAGCTGCGGGCATCATCTTCAACGCGTTTGTCTCGGCTACTAACGTAGTCACAGTTCGCGCTTCGAACATCACGGCGGCTCCGGTTGACCCTGTTTCCGCTACTTACAGCGTGCTTGTATTTGGCGCTAACTAACAGCTAAGAGTAGGTCTTCTACAACTAGTGATAGGTGGCAGATGCAGAACGAAAAAGGTTATGATTTAACCGGACGCAGCGTATTTATTGCGCTTCCGGCGTACGACTTTAAGGTATCCTTGAAGCTGGCGGTTTCGCTTGCTCGTTTTGCCCAAGCTGCTCCGCAGCACGGGATTGACATTCAGATTGGTAGCATTTGCGGCTGCTCTGTTGTCTCCCGTGCGCGGAACCTGCTTGCGCAGGACATGCTGGATTCCGACTGTACGGACCTCATGTTCATCGACTCTGACATCAACTTTGAGCCTGAGGACATTTTTCGGCTCATGGCATGGACCACTGATCCCAAGAAGGGGATCGTTGCAGGTGTGCCGCGCACGCGCAGCACTGCTAAGGTATATATCGCCACCCTCGACTACGACGAAAATGAAGAGCTTACGATGAACGCCATGGGCCTTGTCCGTGCCCAGCGCGTAGCCACAGCCTTCATGATGGTCCGTCGAGACGTGTTCGAGACTCTGGATGCCGCTCACCCTGAGTGGCGCTACTACGACGAACGCACGAAGCGCACTGTGCCGTGCATGTTCGATTTCATGAAAACCGATGAGGGGTATATCGGAGAGGATTTCCTCTTCTGTGACCGGGTCCGCGAACATGGGTTCGAGGTCTGGATCGACCCTACCATTAAACTTGGGCACATGGGTGTGCAGGAATATGAAGGCCATTTCGGCCCTGACGTCTTGTATCCGATGATTGTACCCCCGCAGAAGGATGCCGCATAATGAGTGGATGGACCGTCTCTGACATTAACACCAACAAGTCACTGCCGGTGGGGGGTACTGCCTCTGCGGGTATGTCGGTAGCCACTGGTGCGCCTTACATTGTCCCGGCTCCTGTTGCGCAGGACCCAGTCGGTAAAATGCGTATCTCGACGCCACAATCGCTGATCGACACCGACTTCGAGTATGGCGCGCAGCCGACAAAGTGGGAAACCCTCGCTCTTCAGAACAACCGGCAGGGGGTGTATTACTCCCCCCAGCAGCCGCTGACGATCTCGTCGATCACTGGTTCGGGCACGACCTTGACGATTGCGGGTACTTTCGTAGTCGCTGCTAACACGCCTATTTACATCCAGAACGCAGGTGACCCCAATGCCAATGGCTGGTGGTGGACTGTCGCTGGCGGTACGAACTCGATGACCGTCATCACTGCCAACGCTGTGGCTGCGGCGAACTGCTTCAACCCGGCGTTGACCTATGTTTACACGGGCCTGTTCTACTCCAACTGCGGTATCCCGCTGGCTTCTACCAGCGCGTTTACCTATGTCGGTACGACCATCACCTGCACGACAGGCTCGGCTCATGGTTTGGCCCCCGGCTCACAGATTTACGTCCGCAACACGACGTCGAGCGCTGGCGGTGCTATCAACGGTGCTTGGATTGTGGCGACCACGCCCACCAACAACACCTTCACTTTCATCGTTCCTGTGGCTCCCTCGGGCACGCTGACCAACGTTGCTGATCTTCTCACCCTGTATTCACGTCCTCCGGGTTATGTGGAAGGGCGTACGTTTGATGGCGGTGTCGCCTTCTCGGCAGGTTCTGTGGTTCCTAACTCGCAGCTTATCCGCCAGACACGTCGCTATTTCCGTTATCAGTCGGGTAAAGCCATCCAGTTCTCGACGGGTACGTCGCTGAAGCCGACGCTGTTTGTTACGAGCATCACCTCTTCTGGTACCACGGTAACCGTAAACACCCGCTATGCGCATAACATGGCCCCCGGTGCTACGATTATTGTCACCGGCTGTGACCAGTTTGCTTATAACGGTACGTGGACGGTGGCTACAACGCCTACCTCCACATCGCTGACATATATAGCAAACTCTGTCCCAACTGCCACACCTGCAACGGGTTTCCCGATGCGCGTCAGCCCAAACACTTGGTTCGGTTCATCCAACCGTATCGGTTTTTACGACACGCAGAATGGCTTGTTCTTCGAGTATGATGGCCAGCAGCTTTACGCCGTATGGCGCAGCAGCGTCCTCCAGATTTCGGGTACTGCTACGGTAACCAACGGTTTGAGCGCTGTTACCGGTACTGGCACTGCGTTCAGCAGCCAGCTGAAGCCGGGTGACTATATCGTCATCCGTGGTCAGTCCTACCGGGTGTTGAATATCACTAGCGATACGGCGATGAATATTACGCCGGAATATCGCGGTGCATCCATCACTGGTACTGGTGCAGGCGTCATCATCACGAAAACTGTTGATACGCGCGTACCTCAGTCTCAGTGGCTCGACCCTCTCGATGGTAGGGGTCCGTCTGGCTACACGCTCGACCTCACCCGCATGCAGATGTTTTACATCGACTATTCGTGGTACGGTGCGGGCTTTGTACGCTGGGGTATGCGTACCGGTAGGGGCCAGATCACCTACGTCCATCAGCAGACGAACAACAACATTCAGTACGAAGCCTATATGCGCTCGGGCAACTTGCCCGCTCGCTACGAGTCGAACGGTACTGCGCCTTCTACATTCCTGACATCTACCCTTAGCAATGGGGGTGCGGGTACGCTTATTAACGTGGCCAGCACGGCAGGTTTTGCTCCCACCGGTACGCTCAGGATTGCTGCAGCGGACCCCACTGGTGTGGTGGAGTTCATCTCTTACACGGTCGTCAATGACACTACGCTTCGGGTCGTAGCCCGTGCTCAGGCAGGGGGTCAGGGTGCTGCACAGACGTTTACGTTCTCGGCTACTGCACCTGTACCAGTTGAGTTCTCCTCGCCGGATACCAACGCCTCGCTGTCTCACTGGGGTTCGTCGGTCATCATGGACGGCGAGTTCGACGACGATAAGTCGTTGGTCTTCAACTATGGTACGACTGCTCCGATCTCGATCAACAACGCCACTACGGTCCCGATCCTTGCTATCCGTGTCGCTCCTTCGACCGATAACGGTACGATAGGACTTCTAGGGGTGAAAGAGGTCATCAACCGTGTCCAGCTGCAGCTTCAAGACATGGCGGCAGTTTCCTCGGGTGCGTTGCTCGTCAACCTCATCCTTAACGGGTTTTGCACCGGCTTTACCGGAGCATTCGGCTCCGTTGCCATTGGTACTCAGGTTACCTCGTCGCTGGCCCAGATTGCGGTGAACACCAGCAATACGGCTACGATTACGGGCGGTGAGTCGGTTACGGCTCTCTACTCCAGCGGTGTGAACTCGATCAGCCTTGGCAACGTCCGTGATCTTGGCAACTCGATCCTTGGTGGGGGTGTGGTCAACACCGTTCCGAACTCGCGCGCGGGCTTCTACCCCGATGGCCCAGACGTCCTTTACTTGGTCGTTTCGAACAACAGCGGTGCAGCGGTTACCCTCAACGGTGTCCGTCTGAACTGGAAGGAGGCACAGGCATAATGGCTTTTTTACGTAATCTCGCAAAAAAAGGCGCGTTTGGCGTTGCTGGGCTTGCGGCGTCCAAAGACGGCATGATGAACAAAATCGCCCGTAACGGTGGTCTGGGTCTTGCTGGGTTGATGATGGCCAAGAAAAAGCGCGGCATGGAAGATCGCCCAGCAATGGGTGGTCGCGGTGATGTCGACGCTATGATGGGTAGAAGCACTGCTCGCAGCACTGACGAAGGCATGAAGAAGGGCGGCAAGGTCAAGAAGATGGCCAAGGGCGGCTCTGCCTCCAAACGCGCTGATGGCTGCTGCTCGAAGGGCAAGACCAAAGGAAGGTTTGTCTAATGGCGAAGACGCCCGCTTGGCAACGCGCGGAAGGCAAATCCAAAAAGGGTGGCCTGAATGCCAAGGGGCGCGCGTCATACAATAAGGCCAACCCGGGTAAGCCCGGGTTGAAGCCCCCAGCACCTAACCCGAAGACGAAAAAAGACGCGTCTCGGCGTAAGTCATTCTGCAAACGTATGAAGGGTATGAAGGCGAAGCTCACCAGCGCCAAGACCGCGAGCGATCCTAACAGCCGTATCAACAAGAGCTTGAGGGCATGGAACTGTTAAATGGAACTCTTGATATGGAACATAGTCCTCAGCGCGGTGGTGGGGCTTATGGGCTTCTTTCTTAAAGGGAAGATCGAGGAATTGGACCGCCTAGGCATCCTCCTCAACAAGACCCGCGAGGAAGTCGCACGCGATCATGTCACGCGTGCGGAAATGAATATCACCGTAGACAAGCTCGGTGAGCGGTTTGACAAGGCATTCGAGCGGCTTGAGGCCAAACTCGATGGGTTAAATAAGAGAGGTTGATATGCGCAAGAAGATGAAGAAGTTTTCGGCAGGTGGCGGCGCTCAAGGGCGCTATGACCGTCGTATGGCTGATATTGAAAAAGATTTTGCTAAGGCGTCCAAAGGCAAGACTGGCCGCGCTGCGGAAGTAGCTGCTGCGAAGCGTGACCAGCGTATCGCTGATGCGAAGGATGACCTTGCTAAGCGCACTGGCGGTGACCGCACACAGACCCGTGCGGCTGAGAAGTCTGCCGAACGCAATCTGTCGATGACCCGCAAGTTCGGCGCAATGAAGTCTGCTGTAAAGGCGGATGATGTAGCTAAAGTTAGCTCTACGGATGACGTGTTGAAGTCCGTTCCGAAGCCGCAGATGGCAGCTAAAACCCCTGCGCCGAAAGCGAAAGCGAAAGCGAAAAGCCCCTCGGGTGGGTCAAGTCGTATGGGCGACCAAGGCTTTGCGTATAAGAAAAAAGATATGGATAAGATCAGGGAAAACGCGCCTACGCACCGTCGCTACGTACGTGGTGGAAGCCACTCAGGAGCCGCTGCGGATGGTACAGCCGCCAAGCGACTTGAAGCCAAAGGTCTGAGGACTGGGGACACAAAAGGCACTGGCACCAGCCGGATGGATGCAGCGGGTCGCGGACTAACCGGCTCTGAGCGCGCACGCGCGCGGGGGGCTGCGGCTCTTTCGTACCTGAATCCTTTCAGCTACCTTGAAAACCGTGCGACTCGTTTGGACCCAAGCGAAGTTAATAAAGCTGCAGGTGGCGCAGTGAAAAAGAAGCCGAAATATGCAGCCGGTGGCGTCACCAAGGTCATGCCGACCGCCAAAGAAATGGGGAATTTGGGTATGAAAAAAGGTGGTAAAGTTAAGAAGGGCATGATGGTCAAGAAAGCCGGTGGCGGCAAGTGCTACGCCAAGGGCGGTTCGGTCTCTTCTCGCGCTGACGGTATTGCTCGTAAGGGCAAGACCAACTGCAAGACCTGCTAATGCGCCCCTCCCGTGGTATGGGTATTATGAATGCTTCCAAGATGGCTAAGGGCGGCAAAGCCAAACTCAACATCTCCAAAGCGATCAAAAAGCCCGGTGCACTCCGTGCGCAGCTTGGCGCTAAAAAGGGTGAAAAAATCCCGGCAGGAAAGCTAGCCAAGGCTGCTAAGGCTCCCGGCAAGCTGGGCCAGCGTGCGCGCTTCGCTCAGCTGCTGAAGGGCTTCAAGAAAGGTAAGTAGGTGGCGCGCACGGACGAGGCCAAATGGAAACGCATAGTTGCTAGTGTCAAGGCTGGCGGCAAAGGCGGTGATCCGGGTCAGTGGTCCGCGCGCAAAGCCCAGCTGGCCACCCAGCAGTATAAGAAGTCTGGGGGCGGATATTCCGGCCCCAAGACAAAAGCACAGAAATCGCTGTCCAAATGGACGGATGAGAAGTGGGGCACCAAGTCGGGCAAACCCTCGACACAGGGGCCGAAAGCTACAGGTGAGCGGTACCTCCCCAAGAAAGCACGGGAAGCGCTGACATCTTCCGAATATGCTGCTACAACCAAGGCCAAGCGTGAAGGTAAAGCCAAGGGGCAGCAGTTCGTGAAGCAGCCTAAGGCGATAGCCAAGAAGACTGCGAGATACAGATGACCACGACCGGCACTACAGCATTTAACCTTAACCTCAACGAGCTTGTCGAGGAGGCGTTCGAGCGCTGCGGTGCTGAGCTTCGCACGGGTTATGACCTCAAGACTGCGCGCCGCAGTCTGAACCTGCTGACCATCGAGTGGGCCAATAAAGGCATAAACCTGTGGACCATCGAGCAAGGCTCGATCCCTCTTGTGCAGGGGCAGATCACCTATGACCTACCTGTGGACACCATCGACCTGATGGAGCATGTCATCCGCACGAATGCGGGCACGACGTCGAACCAGCTTGATATCAACATCAACCGCATCAGTTCTGACACCTACATCACGATCCCGAATAAGAACGCGCAGGGTCGCCCCATTCAGGTGTGGATCAACCGTCAGTCAGGTGCGCTCGAACCGGTGACTGGCCTAGCTTACCCGCAGATCAACGTGTGGCCTGCTCCGGATCAGAGCAATTACTACACATTCTTCTACTACCGGCTGCGCCGCCTTCAGGACGCCGGTAACGGCGTCAACACGCAGGACATCCCGTTCCGTATGCTCCCGGCGCTTGTGGCTGGCCTTGCCTACCACCTGTCGATGAAAATTCCTGACGCCATGCAGCGCACCATGATGCTTAAGCAGATGTATGACGAGGCTTGGCAGCAGGCAGCAGACGAAGATCGAGAAAAAGCTCCCCTGCGGATAGCTCCGCGTCCGTCGTTTATCTAGGAGATGCAATGCCTAATCCATTCGCCTCTGGTAGGAAGGCCATTGCGATATGCGACCGTTGCGGGTTCAAATATAAGCTCAAGGAGCTTCGCAGGCTTACCATAAAAACCAAGTCGACGAACATCCTCGTGTGTCCGTCATGCTGGGAACCTGACCAGCCGCAGCTTCAGATCGGTATGTATCCGGTCGACGATCCTCAGGCGCTGCGCAATCCGCGCCCAGATGTCAGCTACCAACAGGCTGGTTTGACTGGTATCCGCACGGAAGAGTTCTCACGGCCTCCCGCTAACGTGCTGGCCTTCGGTACTCCCAGTGAAGGTAGCCGGGTAATTCAGTGGGGATGGAACCCTGTTGGCCTTAGTAATCCTTTGGGTTTAACTGGGCTTCCAAATACGCTATTATCTACAGGTCAGATCGGCACCGTGACGGTGCAAACGTAGGAGTAAGTCATGGCTAAAGGTGGTAAGACTAACGCACAGATGCTGAAGATGGGACGCAATCTGGCAAAAATCGCTAACCAGAAGAGCGGCAAGAAGCCGAAGAAAGACATGGGTAAGGTGGTGAAAAATGGCTAACTCAGATAAATGGTCGTTCCTCCCGGCAAGCGCTAACCCGCTCCCGTCGCGTAGGCAGCAGCCAATGGATTACACGGTCCCTATGGACAATACAGGCTACCCCAACAAGGTTGCCAACACACAGACCATGCGTATTCGGGGCACTAAGCTCGCCACGAAGGGTTATGGCCATAGCACGAAGATGGGCTAATGAACTACGCTACTCTGTTCGAGACGATTAAGGGATACGTTGAAAACGACTTCCCGAATACCCAGTGGGGCGACACCGCTGGGTCGGGGACTGTTACGTTCACGAGTCCCGAACAGATTAACACGTTCATCCAGCAGGCTGAGCAGCGCATCTTCAATATGGTCCAGCTTCTGGACCTGCGGAAAAATGTGACCGGCCTTGTTACCTCGGGGAACCGGTATCTGTCGGTACCTACCGACTGGCTTGCTAACTTCTCGCTGGCAGTGATCGACGGGTCTGGGAACTACAGCTTCCTCCTCAATAAGGATGTCAGCTTCATCCGGGAGTCGTTTCCCAATCCGAGCGCCACTGGGCTTCCCACCCACTACGCCTATTTTGACGAAAACTCCTTCATCCTAGGTCCTACCCCGGACTCAAACTACTCGGTAGAATTGCACTATTTCTACTACCCGCCGTCCATTGTGACTGCCGGTACGACGTGGCTCGGGGATAATTTCGACAGTGTATTGCTCTACGGGTCGCTCCTTGAAGCATATACCTTTATGAAGGGTGAAGCTGATGTTATGGGGGTCTACCAGCAACGATACGACGAAGCCCTGTCCATGCTCAAACAGCTGGGCGAAGGTAAAAATCGTCAGGATATGTATCGTACACAGCAAGTGAGGTACCCCGTCAAATGATTACAGAAATCGAATCCGCCATTGGCACCGTTAAGATCATGACCACGCAGGGGCGTGGTTTCTCTGCGGAAGAACTCGCAGAGCGTGCCTTGGATCAGATTATCAGTGTGGGCGACAATGCACCCCCGGTGATTGCGGATCAGGCCCGTGCCTTCCGTGAAAACCTGCGCGAGGTGCTGGTCTACTACATGCGTGAGGCTATGCGCTCGCGGAACGTGACTCTGGCGAATAAGTTTACCCAAGCTGGTTTCCCTGAGCTTGTAAAACTGATCGACTCCTAAGGAGATTATTTATGCCTATCGTACAAGCGATGTGCACCAGCTTTAAGGCAGAGATCATGCTCTGCGTGCACGATTTTCGTAACACGGGTGGCGACACCTTCAAGATGGCGCTGTACACCTCGGCGGCTAACATCGACGCCAACACCACGTCGTACACCACGACCAGCGAAGTAACCGGCACGAACTATACAGCGGGTGGTAACACGCTCGTCAATGGTGGTGTCACGGCTTCGAATACATCGGCCTCTGCGGGTACGGGTTTCACGACCTTCAACAACACGACTTGGGCAAACGCGACCATCACGGCTCGTGGCGCTCTGATCTACAACAACACTCCCTCGGCTAACGGCACGGCGAACACCACGCTGACCAATGCTGCGGTAGCGGTGCTTGATTTTGGCGCGGATCGTACCTCGACTGCTGGTGACTTCACGGTTATCTTCCCGTCAGCCACTAACACCACCGCTATTATCCGGATCGCCTAATGATCGAAGAACTCATCGCCCGGGTATTTTACGCCCGCAATGTTGCGCATTTTGAGCACTGGCAGGCCAATGGCGTCGGTGCCTATGCGCGGCATACGGCGTTGGGTGGGTTCTACGAGGGCGTCATTGACGCCCTAGATACGCTAGTAGAGACGTATCAAGGTGCCTTCGAGCTTGTCGGTACGATCAAAGCGCCGAAGACCAAGGCGGAAGAAATCCTGCTGATCCTGATTGAGGATGCTGATTGGATCGAGAAGAACCACGAGAAAATTTGCAAGGGTAACCGCGCAGTCGCCAACCTCGTAGACGGTGTGACGAGTGTATATCTGACCGCTATCTACAAACTACGGAACCTTATGTAATGCCTTTTGTCGTCGCTGACCGCGTCCGGGAAACGACCACTACCACTGGTACCGGCACCATAACGCTCAGCGGGACTGCACCTACTGGGTTCCAGACGTTTGGCACAGCCATCGGCAACGGCAACAATACCTTCTACACCATCGCTGGCGGGTCGGAGTGGGAAGTCGGTATCGGCACCTACACCGCTGCAGGTACTACGCTATCTCGTGATACTGTGCTTTCATCTAGCGCAGGCGGCACGACCAAGGTTACCTTCTCTGCTGGCACCAAGGACGTGTTCGTCGACTACCCTGCCGGTAAAGCGGTATATCAGGACGGCTCGATCACAGCTGCCCTCGGCACCGTAACAGCCCCCAGCTATAGCTTCACTGGGGATACGAACACCGGCATGTTCTCCCCCGCCGCTGACTTTGTTGCGCTCAGTACTGCAGGTGTCGAACGCCTGCGCATCCGCAGCAATGGCCGGGTTGGGGTGAATGTCGATCCCGGGTCACAGTTCCAAGTCCGTAGCCCAGCCAGCGATACGATGGCGGAGATCGCGGTCCTTCAAGCTATTAACGTCGCAGGGACAGACTCGCACGGACTTGCGGTATCTGCTGACCCCACAGCTAACATCGTGCAGCTTGCATCGACTGGTAACAACGTCGGAGGTTTTACCTTTCTTACCGGCGGTACAGAACGCATGCGCCTCGACAGCGGGGGCAATTTTTTAATCAACGCAACCAGCGGTGCAGGGCAACTCACTGTGAATAGTGGTTCCGGTGCGGCTTCGATACTCCTGACTAACACTAGCACCAGCAACCCTTACCTCCAGTTCGCAAATGGCAGCTTCATGCAGGGCATTTCGGACGGCTCTTTGCGCCTACGCACGACCACTGCTTTCCCGCTAATATTTGATACCAATAGCGCCGAACGCATGCGTATTGAGGGTACAGGTGCGGTAGTACTGCCAAAACTAACCCTGAGCACCGATACACCGTTCCTCACGGGTGCTAACATAAACTCAGGCGCGAACCCTCTTGCCATAGGTAGCACGGGGGCTACCGTTACAGCTTTCTTTACTAACAACACCGAGCGCATGCGCATTACCAGCGCAGGGAATGTAGGTGTTGGCACCACATCACCCGCGAGCAAATTTCAAGTTTCCGACAGTGGCGGGTACGGAATTGAACTTAGTCCGTTAAGCGCGGGCTTCGCAAATATTCAAGCCTACGACCGCACGGGGTCAGTTTTTATCCCGTTTAGTCTAACGGCTTCATACCTCACATTCCAGACAAATGGCACTACAGAGCGCATGCGCATCACCAGCGCAGGTGATGTCGGGATCGGCACAACTGGGCCTAGTGCGAAGTTGGACGTTGTAGGAACAGGTATTCGTTCTGTACTAGCCACACCGACATCTGTTGGTTCTCCGCTTGGTTCCCAAATATACCTTGGAGACAGCAATTTTACGAGCGGGTTTGTATTACAAGGCCCCGGCATTGGGGCAGTGTATAGCGCTGCCACCAGCGTGGCTAGCGAACTTGCGTTATACACTTATAGCGGAAGCACACGCGGAGAGCGTATGCGCATCACCAACACAGGTGACGTTGGTATCGGGATCACCTCACCGGGGTCGCGGCTCGATGTTGCTGGCGCGCTCATGGTTAATGGTACGCTGTCTGTCGGGCAGACGAACAAAGCTGCTTTCCAATATGGTAGCAACGAGACCTCGATACGGTCTTACGGCGCGACAACCAATAGTGGTTTCATCACCTTTAGGACGGGTGGGGGCGGGAGCGACACCGAGCGCATGCGCCTCGACAGCGCAGGCAACCTCGGAATTAATACTACATCCCCCATAGATAGGCTCGGTGTTAACGGTGGTATCCGTACTGTTGTTGGTAGCGGTGGTACACTAACCCTGCATGAGACGGACGCTGTCCGAGCAAACCTTATGGTGGCCGGTGCGGACGCTTCGGGTTCCTATATCAATGCTACCTTTGTGACTGGCGGCAGTGCTATACTTAGGTTTCAAACCGCAGGCTCCGAGCGTGCGCGCATCGACGCAGCGGGTATTCTCAGTGTCGGCGCTCCTCTCGCTGAAAATTCCACTGGTGTTTATTCGCTACCCACTGGAGAGCTTCGTGTGAAGGATGGCACGGAGGACGGTACTTCACAGATAAGCATATACAACATCAACACCACCAACGACTCTGAGCAATTCTTTGTCGCCATGAACCTATCGGATGTCGAGCTAGGCAACCGTAGAGGTGGCTTTCTGGGGCTACGTACCAGTAACGCCGAGCGTATGCGTATCACCAGCGCAGGTGATGTTGGGATTGGTACGACTTCGCCTAGTTCAAGGCTGCACGTAAACGGTAATTTTGTCCGTATAGACCAAGCGGGTTCAAACGCGGCCTACCTTGGTAACGCAGCAGAACTGGTTACGGGCGCTCCGGCGGGTGCGGGCCTTCGCTTTGACGGAACCGCTCTGCGTATATCTGCTTCCAGCACTGAGATTGCTCAGTTTACCAGTGGCGGCAGCTTTGGGATTGGTACCACCTCACCTGCGGCGCGGCTACATACCAACGGGGGTGCGGGCGGTATAAATGCCATTTTCGAAAGCAACACTTCCGCCGATACACGCATTGAGTTCCGCAATAACGCAACAAGGGCTGGGTACCTATATTGGGATGCGAATGAGGTACGCACACTTGCGGACCCTTCTAGGTCTATAACCTCCTACACAAACGGTGTAGAGCGCATGCGTATCAATTCCAGCGGCAACGTCGGGATCGGTATAACTGCGCCAGCTGCTCGGCTGCATGTAGTAAATTCATCTATCGCTGACCAGCTTCGCCTGCAAGATGTAACGACGGATGCGACCACCAAATACGGTGTGGTTGGCGCTGCCCATTACACGAACGCGCAATCTCCTATTACCATAGCTATGTCTGCCTCAAGCTCAGGCGCTAATGCTATTACTGTTGGCGGCGGGGTCTCGACGATGACCTCCGCTACCCTTATCCAGTTCTTCACCGCTGCGACTGCTACTACATTGGTAGGCACCGAGCGTATGCGCATCGACGCCTCGGGTAACGTTGGGATTGGTACTACGCCCACAGGTAGGCTGGACGTAAACGGAAATATCCGCACTACTGTCGGTAGCGGCGGTACACTAACCCTACATGAAACTGACGCTACCCGAGCTAACCAGCTTGTTTCGGGTGCGGACGCTTCGGGTTCCTATATCAATGCTACCTTTGCGACCGGCGGTAGCGCCATACTCAGGCTCCAGACCGCCAATACTGAGCGCATGCGTATCACCGCAGCGGGTGACGTTGGGATCGGAACTACCGCACCGGCTGGTTACGGTAAACTCGCAGTAATTGGTAACATTGCGTCCAGCGCAGACGGTGCCACGGTGCTCACCATGCGCTCAACTGGTGGCGCTACCAACCTTGGCTCATATAACGCCACAGGATCGACCCTCGCATTCCAGACCAACGCCAGTGGTTCGGGCGAAGTCGAGCGCATGCGCATCACCGCAGCGGGCGATGTCGGGATCGGGACTACCGCGCCTACTAACTACACCAACTTCACCACACTCGATCTCAACAACGCTACTAATGGCGGCTTGCTAAATATCAGTAAGGCGGGGGCCACAGTCGGCTACATCCATGGTAGCAGTGGCCTTTTGATGTTGGCGAACGCCACGAACCTCGTACTACATGCGACTGGGGCTAACACCCTTCAGTTCCTCACCAACAGTGCGGAGCGCATGCGCGTGACCAGTGGAGGTGCTGTCGGTATCAATACTTCTGCTCCCGGTGCGCAGCTTGAGACATACGTAAGCGCGGGTAGTACGGTCGCTTTCCGCCTGAATACTAACTATGTCGGCGGCAACGCGGTAGACATAAACCCATACATATCCGGTGTGTCCAATGCCGGGTATTCGGTGACCGTAGGTGGTACCATACGGCAGGTTATAGACTCGTCGGGTAATACGGGTATCGGCACCACTTCCCCGTCACACAGGCTGCACGTAAACGGCAACGCCTACGTACCAATAACCAACTCTTATTACTGCTACACCGCTGATTACGGCATGGGGACACCCGCTTCATCTGGGCTTCAGATTTTTACGGGTACAAGTGATACTATCCGGTTTGGTCATATGGCCTCGGGTACGTTTAGCGAGCGTATGCGGATGGACTCCACGGGCCGACTGCTTATTGGGACTACCACTGCTGACCAGCTGCTGACCGTCGCGGGCAACATTGCTACGACCAACGGCGCTAACCGCTTCATAAAACTATGTTCTTCGACGAACTATAACTACACCGTGTCGGCGGTTGGCGATGATTTCCAGATTTTGGAAGCAGGTACCACTGCGCGTCTGACGATAAAATATCCCAACGGCGACGTTGGGATTGGCACAACTTCCCCCGCCTCGCGCCTACACGCCGCAGGGATAACGCGGATTAGCGACGCAACCAACTCCACTGCTGTTGCTATTGACCCTGTCACTACAGCGGGCCTTACCTCGATCATCGCCCAGTTTGGCGGCAGCCAGCTTGCCTTTGGCGCGGCGGGTGTAGAGAACTTCCGCATCACCTCCACAGGCGGCATTACATCTTCGAACTTGGCCGACGCTGTCGGTTATAAGGGTCTACCGCAGAACAGCCAGACTGCTGCATACACACTGGCTCTGTCCGACATGGGTAAGCATATCAGCATCACGACTGGTGGTGTGGTCATCCCTGCTAATGGCTCGGTCGCATTCCCCATCGGCTCGGCAGTTACAATCTTTAACAACAGCGGTAGCAATCAGACTATAAGTATCACGACCGACACACTGCGTCAGGCGGGGACAGCTAATACCGGGAGCCGCACCTTGGCTCAATATGGTGTAGCCACAGTCCTCAAAGTGACGTCGACTGTGTGGGTCATTTCCGGAGCAGGAGTAAGTTAATGGCTATTACCAACACTTGGGCCGTCGTGCAGATGGACGCATACCCCGAAGAAGATGGCGAGACCGATGTGGTCTTCAACGTCCACTGGACGCTGACTGGCAGCGAAGCCGGGTTCACCGGTTATGTCTACGGTACTCAGGCTGTGGGTCTCGACCCCGACGCGCCGTTCACACCCTATGCCGATCTGACCGAAGCGCAGGTCCTTGGGTGGGTGCAAGATGCTATGGGCACTGAACAGGTCGATGCCTATGAAGCCAATGTGGCCCAGCAGATTAACGACCAGATTGATCCCCCGGTGGTATCGCCGCCGCTTCCTTGGAGTGCATAATGGAAATCGAACTTAAGCTAACCGTCGACGAGATCAACGCTGTGCTGCAGACATTGGGCAATCTGCCTACCTCAAGCGGTGCGTGGCCCCTCGTAGTCAAAATCAAACATCAGGCTGAAGCGCAAGTACCAGCACAAGAAGCTGCGGTCGAGCAGGACTAAACCGTGCGGGTAGCTAGTCTGCTATTGGTCTTGGTAGCTATTACTGGTTGCCAAGACCGCTACCGCTATGATTGCCAAGACCCAGATAACTGGGAAGTGCCCGAATGCCAGAAGCCTAAGTGCGTAGCGTCTGGCTATTGCACCGAGTATCTGGTTACGACCGACGAGACTACAGATGAAGCCAGTAGATGAATGGACACCGGAGGAATTGCTGAGATTTATCGTGGGCGTGGTCCTCTCGATCACACTCATGTTCATTGTCGCGACAGTGCTGTATTCGCTGATTTTCGTGTCGCAGCCGATGGACGGACAGGCACCTAATGACGCAGAGTTTTTTAAGCTGATTAACCCGATTGCTACATTCATAGTCGGCGCATTGGCAGGATTGATGGCGGGGCAGGGCAGCGGCCCCATGAATGGCAAGCCCGCACCGAAGGAAGAGGAAGAGGATAAGCAATGAGTTTTCTTAGTGGCTTTGAAAGCAAGCAAGAGGGCGTCAATGACACCGTCGAGTTCGTGGTCCGCGTGGCCATTGTAACCCTGTCGGCAGTCATCCTCGTGGTGGTTGTGGCACTCGTCGCAGGGCTTTTCCTGCCGAACGACGTCGTCGAAAGCGCTG